CCTTGTGCCCCGGTTGCCCCAATTGGACCAGTGGATCCTTGTGGTCCAGTGGCTCCCATTAGACCAGTGGGTCCTTGTGCCCCGGTTGCCCCAATTGGACCAGTGGGTCCCATTAGACCAGTGGGACCAGCTACCACAGGTGTTATACTTCTACAATACAAATCATATGTATTGGGATGTAATAGTTGTTGCACTGACATTATATACTGTACATACAATATATAATGTATATATACAATTACTTGGGCAATTGCCCCCGGCTTCTTCACAAGAAGCCTCGCAAGAATCAATTGTCCCCATAAACTTCTTGCGAGGCTTCTTGGAAAGAAGCCGTCCAAACATGACCAAAATCTGGCCAGACCACGGAAAAAAGACAGTGAATTTGAGTGTTTTTCCCTGCCTCATGGAAGGGATTTTGGCCAAAATGATCGTTATCCAGACACTTGCCTGGACGAATATTGGGATCTCAATAATGCCTTCGGAGGAAGCCACCAACTTCTTGCGAGGCTTCTTTCCAAGAAGCCGTTCATTCAGTGAATCCGATACGGAGACTACAAATGTCATTGCCGAAGATGTGGAGAGGGTACATTTTATTGAATTTGTCGTACCAGAAGAATTTAAATGAGATTTCATTTATGTCACTGCTCTCATTAAGTAGCACTTTCTTGTCAAATGATGGTGCTGTGTAGGTCACAATTAGTGGGCGACAGTTATCAGCGTAGAGTAGATCAAAATTCATCAAGATATTGGTGCTGGACAAACTGTTATTGACGACACCAGTTGTGGTAGTAATGCCTTGACCCTCTGGGAAGGCTTCACCCTGTGTCTGAAGACCACTGGTGATAACCAATCCCTTACAGACATTCCATTTAATGATAGTATCAGCCTTGGCATTAGTGATTTGCTGGTAGTACAGGACACCACCTAATGTAGTCTGATTGACCAACCGGTCACGGCAACACATACGAGCATCACGACCATTGACCAGAGGCACCATGGATGTATTATTACCAATCCAATCCATCCCCTCCAAGAATGGTAATATAAAACCGTAATTACCATATATCATAATTTGATTAACAGCGCCTTCAATATAACTGGCTGACACCATTAGACTCAGGATGTGAGTAGTGTGGTCGATCACGAAAAATGGCGCGGCATTACCAGCGGGAACACCTGCAACAATGGCAGTGTACGCCGCAGCCAAGGCATTATTAAGAATTTGGATAAATTTATCAAATGTGTAGATCCAATAGTAAGTGGGGTCACTGGTGGGTAGACCAGGATTGGATGAATAGAAGTAGGTATGGAGTGAGATACGCCCAGAGAATAGGGCACCACACGATAACTCAATGGAGTAGGCATTGGGTGTAGGGTCAAATATAATTAGTGGGACACTTGACAGATCGATCTTAAATTTATCAACTACGACATAAGTGTCGCGACCTGGTATTTTTTTTTTAATGAAACTATCATAAGTTTTGCTGATCTCTGCCACCGTATTACTGGAAGCACTGGTAATGACCTGATTGAAGTAGGTAATTGGCGTAGACATTATATAGTAATATAACATCTATTATTTATATATCAATGAATAAACTCTATCGCCATTTAACCCAACTGACAGAGTATCCACTGTCAAATCGTGAGATCCAAGACTTGTACCGTATCCCAGTCATCCAATTGGAAGAGGTCACTAATGTCCTTAAAAAACAAGACTTTTTAGGAAAAAGTCTTAACAAAAATTCTTGCCAGGCCCCTGGTCAGTGGGTCCTCTTCCTACCTAATGCGACCCTCCCAATAGGACACTGGACACTACTGTCCAAGATAGGTGACCAATTGGAGTATTTTGACTCATATGGACGACCACCCCCAAATGAGGTACTGGATCAGATACCGAGGACTACCGCGGTCACATATAATGCGATACCGTACCAAAAGCGTGGTGGTAAAATAAATACCTGTGGATTCCATACACTTTTTAGGGCCTTCACACAGAAGCACATGGGTATGGACTTAAAACAGTATAAGGACTTTATGAAGTCACCGAAGGACCACGATAGGGCAGTGGTTTATTATGTGACCAATTATCTGGATAAGATACCTACATAAATAATAATGGTGGTAATAGTATATAAGATGAGTATTAAGCAACTGTTAAGTCCAAACACTTATGACCTCCAATTTGATAATATCCAAATTGTGGATGATGTTGTGATCGGTGGTGACCTAACCGCCCCTGAGATTCTGACTGGAAAGAACATTGATCAACCGAAGTTCTATGGTGCCGTGGGTGATGGTGTGACTGATGACACTGTGGCAATTAATGCGTGTATTGCTGGTTCCGATTCACACCGCATTACTGGTGATAATGCCATTTACAGCACTACCACAGTAGTTAATCCCACTGGTATCCGAATGGATCCCGATATGAAAGTGGTTCAGACTACTGGCACATATACATACATGCTGTATGACAGTTATGCATATGATAGTCCAGTTTTCAATGTGGAAACACTATCGGGATGGTACCATAAATTAATGAATGGTACACTCACAAAAATTTGTTTAAGTGGAGACTCCACCACTTATGGTGTTTATACCAATGTCTATGGTACCACCACAGCCGACATAAATGCTGTCCCACACACATTATTGAAAAATCGGTTTGTTAGTGACAATATCTTAACGGTCACCACACTTAATAATGGTCATTCAGGTGCCACTTCAACCCAGTGGAAAGACGCCTATATCGCTGGTGAAATAGCACTGGCTGCGGATCTCTATATATTTAGGTGGGGTATTAATGATGGTATTGGCGCCAATTATGATTCCACCGTATTTATGAATAATTTACGCGCCAATTTGGCAACATTTAGGGCGGCATATCCCATTACTTCTGGGATCGGGTGTATTGTGATGACCCCTAATAGTGTTTGCAGGAATTCAGATAAGCGTGACAATATTTGGAATGAGAAATTAACGAATATTGTGAAGCGTGCGTGTGTGGATTTCTCGTGTGTTTTCATTGATACCTACGCACTATTCCAGAACACACGTGATGGCACTGATGGTGCTACCGCACTATGGATGGCCGATCAACTCCATCCTGCTGCCATGATGAATAGAATAATAATGGATAAGGTGTATGAAATTATAGCCCCCAAATATCACCGTGACTACTACCTTAATCTTATAAATCCATCTACTACCACTTACCAGACATCACAGAGTACAGGTAGTACATTCTACCTATCTGGTAGTTCATTAACACCAGAGCGTAATATTTCAGGTCCCAGTCAATTTAAAACCGTGTATGGTACCGCACTACCGAGTCTGACATCTAATGATGGATACATTAGTTCCGTGCAGGACCATGGTATTTCATATAATCTATCATCATACTTGGGCAATGTGGATACTACCCCCCAGATTGGAACAGTGAGAATGAAATTTATATTTACTGCCAGTGGGAGTAACAGTATATTCTTCCTTGCGAGCCCGGGATCCATGTGGGTGTATTTTGCCAGTAACCAATTAGGTATCCAACTAACTAACAGTGCCGGTGTTGTGGAGTACAACAATGCGTCGCATGCGGCATTCACACCTGTGCTGGGGCAGGAGTATGACATAGAATTTACATGGGACTTCACTGCTGGTGCTAGTCGGCTATTCATTGACGGTATCCAAGTTGGTGCTACCATTGCCAACACATTTGCGCGTGGAGTGTCACCCACCATTCAATTGCTGGGACGCTCAGCTGGTTGGACTGGTAGATGCGCCATTTCCAATGTGGCATTTATTCCCGCAGTACTACATACATCTAACTTCACTGTCACACACAATAAAGGAGCATCCAGACTGATCCCAGGTGCTGTGCGCTGTGGTGACGGCTCCAAATTCTCCGAACTGACGCCCAATGGTCTGAATGTCTCACTGAATCCCCTCATTGCCCCGGATGCTTCCACGTTCTATGCTACATATAAATCCTCATTGAATGCCAATTATACATCACTGGGTAGCACCGCAGTGACCAATGTGGGATTTGCGATCTCCAATAGTAAAGCCGTAGCAAATGCTGTGGGGTCTAAAATGACATATAGTGGAATTGATAATGGTGCTATTTTTAGCGCCAGATTCTTGTACGTCAGTGGTTACAGCGGAACCCCATCTACCTCCAATGGATTGTTTTGTATGTATGATAGTGCCATAAATAATAACCGGTATCTAATACTATACCATAGTAATAATGGTCATCTATTGGTTCCCGTGTATAGTGATGTTGGTGTATTAATTACTACCATGGACTTCGGACTGTGGGCACCAGTGGCTGGTGTCACTAATGAGTTCCTACTGAATATTGATCTAACCAATGGTGTTAATAAATTGTTCATCAATGGCGTCCAATTTGGTGCCACGGATGCCACCATTACAGCCAGAACAGCAGCGGCGATCCTCCAAATTGGTAGTAACATTGGGGGCACATTTTATTCATATTTCAGTATTTCAAAATTCATTATGTACAGTGTGCCCCCATACACCAGCAATTACTTGGTTGGGACCAAGTACGATTTACCAGAGACATTATATCAGTCAAATATTAGTGGGGACACAATATTCAATAACGAAGTAGTTATTAGTGGCGATCTATCAGTTGGTGGTGCTATTAGTGGTGTTACTACTCCTGTGACACTAAATTTCACGGGTCCCTGTGCTCTGGCAATTACTGCGAAATACACCAAGATAGGGACTCAGTGTTTCCTTACTGGGCAGTATAATTTTGGTGTCTCAACAGTGGCTACAAATTTTGAGGCGGATCTACCTACTGGGATGGTACCACCCACAGATATCTACTTCCCCATTGTTATCACTGATAATACTGTCCAAGCAGTTGGTACATTAATACTACTATCCACTGGTAAGATTAAGGTCTATACAGGTATGTCAGGAAATTTCACGGCAGCCAATAATGCTGGTTTTGGGTTCAATATCACATACAATATCGCATAAATGGACACTGTAAGTTACATTAAAATATTCATTATATATAATTATATACAATGAACATTGACATTAAGAAAACGTTTTTTAAGACTGTGAGACCCAAGAAATTGGAGAATGTGAAGCAGTTAATTATCCGTAGACAACAACTATGGACCCAAAGACAGTATCACCAATCACAGATACATAATGAATTATGTGATTTCGTGACCAATAAGTGTCTACGACCTACACCACCACTAATTAGGAGACCAATGACACCACCACCAATTCCACAAGTTATTTTAAGACCGAGGGATAGATAAACTTTTTAGAAAAAAGTTTTAACAAAAATACTAAAAATTCTGGATACATATATTGAAAATTTTATAAAAATTTTATAAAATTTTAACAATTTCTACCCGTTCCAGAAGTATGCTTCGGGAATCCCGAATTGAATTTTCCTGGGACATATTTTTCAAAAATAATTTTACAGGATTTTAAAAAATCCTGTGAAGTTTCCCGAATCAGAAGTTCAGGGAATCATTTTCTAATACCATATTCTTAAGAATAGGTCCCCCAGTCCTAAATCAACGTTTCAGGATTGATTTAAGGATTATTATTTCTATTAGATTCCAAGGAAGTATCCTAAACACGTGTTTAGGATACTTCCTTGGAATCTAATAGAAATAATAATCCTTAAATCATTTGATTCCGGAACAATCCTTGTTGGTGTCATATTTTAATGATATATTATTAGAATATAACTCCAACTGTGAAGTGTCCCGAATCGTTAATTCAATGAAGTCGGGAACGTCTTTTGAAATAGACACAAAGTACTTTTAGATCCCCTCCTTTCGCCAACGCCGAAGGGGCGAGTGTAGTTGACCAAAATCTGTCCAGACCACGGAAAATCCGAAGCAAAATTGTGTGTTTTGCCCTGCCTAGTCAAAGTAAATTTCTCCATTTTGATCGTTGTCCAGACAACTCCCTGGACGATTGTTGGGATCAGTTAAATGGCTCAATTAGACTGGTATAATGTGCCTGGGTACCTCCACACTGATGGAGCAATGGGTTTTCCAGTAGTGTTTTGAGACTACCCTTACTATTGGGAACTCTTACACAATTATTGGAATGAAATGTACGCATATGGCTTAATGCAATATTCATTTTACTGCTGGCATGTCCACACAGTTGGCACACAATTGTTAATTTAGGCGATGACATAATTTAATATTATGGTATTAAAATATGTAATTTTTTAAAATCAATTTTTAAAATTTTGTGCCACAATTTACACAACCAACTCCGTTTCGGTTTTGGTGGTGGTGAGTATGGTGGGTCATATATGGTCAAGACAACTCCCTGGACGATTGTTGGGATCAAAATATACCTGACTACCTCCCTTACACACAAGTGGATTCGCCAAAACAGTTTGAAGTTGACCAATACTTTTGGGGCATGTGACACGAAATTTTGAGTGAAATGTACGCATGTGGTTATGTAGCATATACAGTTTCGGGCTGGTATAACCACACAGTGCACATACAGTTGTTAGGTTAATTGTTGACATAATTTAATATTATGGTATTAAATTATGTAATTTTTTAAAATCAATTTTTTTAAACTTTTTAGAAAAAAGTTTTAACAAAAATACATTTAGTTTTTGTCTGAACTTTTTTCAAAAAGTTCCACCAATTCCTCTTGGGAGTTAATGGTGGGGTCAATGGTGGATCATATATGGTGTAGACCAACGGTTCAAATATCATCTGCCTCGTCTTCTTGGGGTGCTTCATCTGGTATACCAGATTGTTTAGCCACGTTTTTAAGATGTTTATCACTCAGTAAGTGATATGCCATTGACCAATGTTTGAGTGTCCTATCACATACTTCACAATGCACATCTGGATGCTGTGTTTTCACTCGGGGTCGCTTCGCAACCACTTCATCGGACTGGACCACTTTACTGTCCAATGGCATAATACCCATAGCACCAGCACGGAGTGGACCACCATTAATTAGTTTTTTAAGACTCCCACACGACATATTAAATTTCTTGGCACATTCAGACAGTGATCTGAATTCCTCCACACTTTCCCCAATTGTTACTTTTATCATTCTTTTCATAATTATAATTATATAATTGGTTTTATATAGTTATAATTAAATATTTTTAAAATCAAATTTTAAAATTATTTAGTGTTTTTGTCTAAACTTTTTTTGAAAAAGTTTCTAAATATACACTGTCACCTAATTGCCCCATTCCATGTTGGTTACGATAATTGTCAATCCGCGACTGTAATTCAGTTTGAAACTGGTTCAGTTTGGGTTGAACGATAGGGATTGGGGTAGTTGATGGTGTCGGTAGTACTGTTGGCAACGATGGTTTGGTAGACCGAATAATATTTAAGTGATCCGCAATTAGGTCCACCTTGGTATTCAGTGCGTGTAAATCCTCAATAATTTTCGCAATCGGATTAACCGGAGTTGGAGCAAACCAATTGAACATTGTATATCAATAATAGTACCAATAGTTTTTAAGTGATCTATCTATCGCTGCCAAAAAACTTCTTGCGAGGCTTCTTTCCAAGAAGCCGATCATTGGCGCTGCCAATTTGGGATGAAGTATCTATTGGGGTGCATACCATCACGGGTCTGACCCCCAACACTGCCCTGAGCAAGTCTCCAAGCCTGGGCCACTTGCCTAATGATTTGTTGGGGTGTCCCCTGAAACTTATGGTAATGTGCTTTCACAAACTTCTGATACGCGGTTAGTGCCATGGGTGTTATATATATATATATATATATATAACACTTATATACTCTCACAAAATGTCGTCTACTTCACCCCCTACGCTTTCGCTGTCAAGTGCCGAGAATATTGTTAAGGAACTATTAGGGGAAGATAACCCCTATCTCATAAAGATCCTTGATAGGGAATTGAATAACACCAGTAAAAGGACTGTTAGTAGTAAATTCCACGAGATTGGTCGGGACCTCCAAAAGAAGATTGACCTGTATAAAAGTGATGTGGAATTACAGCAACGTCCCAGTACAATGGTTATTAACACCATCTTGAAGGAAAAGTTGGCCGATAGAAGTGAATTACTACAAGTACGGAGACACCGATTTATACTGACACTAGTGTCACTAATATTACCAATTGCGACCAATATAGCACAGTACCTAATTACACGATGGAATTGATCACTTCCTATTGTGGAGTGCCTCCCAAAAAGGCTCCTCACCTTCCACGTAGACCTTCCTATCACGTATGATCATTGGAAACTTATGCGATCCCGGATATACCCCCTCAATGACGTCTCTACTTTTAGGGTACTGTGCCAACATCGTAGTTCGTGCCTTACTCTTATTGGGGATCTTGACATTCAGTTTAATCTCCGCTCTGGTCATACCTCGTTCTGCTTCCGCTGGTGCTCCCTGGGGTGCTTCCTGGGGTGCTTCCTGTGGTGCTTCCGCTGCCCACCTCGGTGGTGGTACTGGCATAGCAACAACATCATCCATTGGTTGTAGTCTCGGCTTACGAGCACGCACCTGTACTGCTTCCGGTGCCATATCAACCGATTTGCGCGACTTGGGAGCACGCACACGAGGGACAGCAGGCATAGCAACAACATCGTCCATTGGTTGTAGTCTCGGTTTACGAGCACGCACCTGTACTGCTTCCTGTGCTGCATCAACCGCTTTACGCGCCTTGGGAACAAGCACCTTCGGTGCTGGGCGAGCGCGTGGCACCAATGGCAGTGGACGCTTCGGAGCACGCGCGCGTGGACGCGGTACACCAGGCGGGACATTAGCAGGCATCGGTGGTGGACCAGGTGGCGCAGGTGGCGCAGGTGGCGCAGGTGGTGCTGGTGCTGGTGCAACACGTGGTCCACGACGGCGCAGTGGACGCCGTGGTAGTTGTTCACGGTCTATGATGTCGTCTAGTGTATGCGCAACTACATCGGCCTGCTCCGCATCGTGAATCTGATCCGCCCTGGCAGCGTCCGTGCGAGCATTCAGTGATCGCTTCAGTGTCGCACTGGGCACTTGGGCACGACGCTTGGGCTTCGGTTCATAGTAACCGGCTTTAATACCGGCTACGGCACCCGCTGGGATACCACCCTTCTGCTTCTGGTTTTGGCAAGAAGTTTTGTTTAAACTTTTTTTAAAAGTTTGGTACAGTGCCGCCACTCTCTTAATACGATCCCTTGGCATCTCCTCCTTTAATGCTGGATGCTGTTTGACAAACTCTATGTACGCATTAGGTTGCTTTCCCGCTACAACTGGCATTATTCTATATACCATATATAAGATTTAATCTTATATGGTGTTCTATTTCAATTGAATCTTATTAGACGACAATATAAAACAGGGGTCTTTTGACAGTGTGATCATATACGATTTGGGGTCAAATGCCATCACTTCATCAATTTCTCTATTGGTTAAACCCCAGTAGGTTTTTAGGACATAAAGGAGTTGCCGACGGTTTGATTTGGTGCTAAATATAAATTTATTTATTTCACAAAAAATATTCTGGAATAAATCATTCATCCGCCTATCATAGAGCAGATGGCTACTTATGATGGCCGAGCAGGAGACTTTACGACCCAGATTGAGTATTTGGAGTATCATTTGGACGCACCGGGTTCTAATCAGATCCGTTTCCTTCTTGTCGGCGCCTACGAAATACATGAAATCATCATAGATGATCAGGCATTCATGGTAATCCTTGGTGATATCGATCTTTTCATTTTCAGCGAAGTAAGAGAAATCTATATATTGGAGATCCAAGTACTCTTCAAAAGTCTGGTGCTTATTCTTCGGGGCTGTCCAGACCCGGCAGAAGTCAGGCAAGTTATCCTCCCGCGATTGTGTAATTAGGTACACACGGTTATCGGGGTTAATCCGCTTGTAATTGACAGCATATTCCCTGATTGCCATTGTTTTCCCACTACCAGAGGCACCACTGACAAAACAGTTTTCTGACATTAAAGTACCGACCTGAAAGTCTTTATCCAATCCACGCCGTGGGATGATCTCAAATTGCCCTGTCTGGGACTTCTCCCCTGGTTTCTCCTGACGGTATAAAACCCGTTTGAGTGATCTGTCATATGCACATATATCCTTCGTAGTCACAGTAGTTAGACTATATTCGGTCATTATATATAATGGTATATAATAACAGAATATTTTAAAGTACCTTACCTGTCTCTACTCAATACTTCAGATAGTGGATCCCTAGTTTTTGAGACCCTCAATTTATGCTCCAATTCGCTGTCACTACTGTCACTGTCAAATACTCGGCTTAACCTGTCTGGGCGCTCGGTCATTTCAATTAGGTGCGATACCAACTTTTTAGGTGGCTCGCACCTACTCAGTTTTTTTTCTTCGCAGGACCACGCTTACGGCCAGCGATTGTCTGGCTCGGGAGATAACCACCTTCTCCATAACCAAGTTGGGATGCGACACTACCAACCACTGGACCTATGCCGGGGATCATTGGAGCCAATCTGGAGATTAATTTACTACTTTTAAGGGCCGGGGAAATCGCATTCCAAATGGACTTTCCCTTCTGCCATAGTCCTTTGAAGAAACTTCCCACGCTGCCACCACGGAGGTCCTCAACAGGAAAGTCACGGAAGTCACTACGGATGACTGTGGCCACACTATCGGAGAAACTCTCATGGATTTGGGCAAGGTTGTTATCCACTGTGATCATACCATCATAGATCTCAATGACATTTAGGTCAAATCTGTGCGCCGCGGCATTCAGGTTAACACCTTGGAGCTCAATACGCACAACATTCTTCTGGACCACACCATTAGTCATAATCTCACCACCTGAAGCACCCACATCAAATATGGGCGAGAAGACGAGCATGGATCCCTTACCTGTGGCTGTTGACCCAGCAGTCTCCCCAGCGAAGGCACCACTGAACTGTCCGAAGGTCATATCACTAATGAGCCCCCTACGACGTGACATCTCCCATAGTTCGTACATAGACGCCGTTGTGAAGACGTTAGTACGGTTTCCGAAGTTGACATTAACCGCTGTGATTTGAGCCATAAAATCGGCCGTTGTCATATCAATCAGCGTGGTCGTGAACTCGGAGAGGGCCTTGCTGAGGTAGACAATCATCAGGCGAGGAACACGGTTCAGTTCATACACACCAGACGTCAGTGTGAACGCCGCCCCAGGTGCGATCTGCGCCGCTGTCGTCGCTTGGACACGCGACAGGATCCGGTTGTACTGATAGACCTCATGGACCGGCGATTGGAGCCCCAGAGGCAGTTGATTCAGTTTGTAGCGGAGGTTAGGTTGTCCCAGTGTGAAGGTCGGGACAATCGCCGGTTGAGGGTGGTTGGTAGCATCCACACGCCACATCTTCCCAAGATGAGCACTCTCATAATCCATGGAGATAGAGAGTGTGTCACAACTCAGGGGGTACAGTTGTTTCTTACAGAACGGCGTTAGGAGCCCCAGGTTGAGGAACAGTGTGCTGGTTATAACCGTAGTGTTCACAGCATCGTAGACCGCTGTGAGGGGATGTGTGCTACGGTTCGGTTGGACAACATTATCACTCGGTAGGGCAAATGGTGAACTGACGCTACCCCAGAGGTTAGGGTACGCTTGGCAGACATCGATCATGGAGAGTCCATCATTCAGTTCCTGCTCGTCCAGTTTGACCTCATCCATACACTCCATGGCATAGATAATACGGCTCATGTCATACGTGTATTGGATACCATCCATTGAGATTTTCAGATTACGAATAATTTTAGGTAGTGGGTTAGCCGCAAAACCTTCGGCACGGGCATTGTACGGGTTGTTACCAGCACCAAGAGCTCCAACCTTGGTAATAGTGACAGGTAGTTGGAGGGTCAGAGATGAGGGATCCAGGGCCGTCATCTTATCAGAGAACCGGATGCTAAAACTGCAAGAGGTGTTATTGGCTCCACTTTCACTGGGGACCAGCATGTAGTCACACCAACTGGGTCCAATCTCATGGACGTAGGCATCCATGCCTTTCTGGTTATTGGCAGGATTCACCGCTGGATAAATTGTATGCACGACTGGAACAACTGACATTAGTTTGTTATATACACTATACATACACAATATTCTTATGTAGGTACATAATTACCAATTGATAGTATATGGTATTATCGGTATTAATCTGATTTTCAGAATAGATTCTGACAAAATGAAATTGACTTAACCTCATCTCTCTAATACGGTTAAGTCAGTATGAGGTATGAGGATTTCCTCATATTTGAACTGTTAAGTCAATTAGTCAAAAATTTTTGTCCAAACCGTCCTGGAGAATTTTGGATTTTTTCTGAACTAAACCCATTTTTGCCATTTGGAGTTCGCGCGCGTTTATTATATATACATAGTTTGGATAAAATTTTTTGACTAATTGACTTAACCGTTCAGAGTGAGGAGATCCTCACTGCACCAAATTCAAAATAAGTCAATTCTAAATTCCAAATTGATTTTTAAAAAATTTGATTTATCAAAATCCTATATAAACATACATCTATATACCTTCTTATAGATGTCAGTTACTGTCAAATACGGACTACGAGTGAAAGATGAAGACGCGATTGAGATTAGTGTCAAGAAACTTGTGGATTTAATCACCTCCAATAAGTATGCTAATAAGCCCATATTTGAGTGTTTTGGTGGTGGACCACAGGGTCTCAATCAGTTAATTCACCCCTATTTTGATATTGATATTGATAGGACAGCACTGGATAAGGTGGAGACAGTCACACCACAACCAGATGGCTCTGACCTTGTAGAGGAACGAGAACCAACATTCCTTGGATTTTTTAATATTGCGACTGAATACATTTGTAAAGAATTTAAATGTACAATTGATAAACTTGTAGTAGCCACCAGCCACAGGGCTGATAAATACTCATGCCATATTGTGATACCGTCAATTGTAACCACACTACAAGACCTAATAAATTGGAAGAATACCAACCGTGACGAGATCAGGAAACACCATCTTGATGATAGTGTTTATAGGAAGGGATCATTTCGGTTGGTGGGTACTTCAAAAACTGGATTAAAATCACCATTGGTGATAGAGACTGGAGTGGTTACAGATCACATTCTGACTAATGTTGAACCGGATGCCGTTGTCAATTGGAAATGTGAAGTACCAGAGGCACCTAAGAAGAAGATTGGAATTAAAATTAAGAAACATAGCACTGAAATCTCGGAGCAACTAATTCTTAATGATTTTGATCAACCAGAACAAGCCATAAATGAAGTCACAATCTTGTTAGGTCTATTATCACAAGAGAGGTGTGACAAGTATGACGATTGGATTAATGTGGCCATTTGCCTCAATAACACTACCATTAGAGGATTTGAAATTTGGGAACATTGGTCCAGAAATTCCCCAAAATTTCAAGATGGAGTTTGTCAAATGAAATGGAATTCATTTATTAGGCAAGCACAACCTAATATTAATACGCTACGCTTCTGGGCACACCTGGATAGCCCAAAAGAGTATCAATCACAATATGTAAATAACCAATTGGATACGTATTTGAAAAACATTTTCATTAAAAATGGTAGCACTACATCTGTTGCCAATCTAATTAACCTTCTCCACGGGAAGAAATTTAGTAGTGTCATTAGTCAATCAGTTGTTAATTGGTATATCTTCCAGGGTCACCGCTGGTATGTTTATGAGAATGATAGCGTCAGTGATGTCATCATTCGCAATGAAATCCATACACTTCTAACGGAGTATTATTTTAAATTACTCCGACAATTAAAAGAGGATCCTGAAAATGAGTATCTCAGTAAATTACTGGAGAAAGCCAATAAGGTGATGCTCCAAATAGAGGATGTTGGCTTCCGCCGTAAATGTGCATTAGATTTTGCGATGCTTGTTTGTCAAAAAGATTTTACCAAGAAACTGAATAAGAATCATAAATTATTATGTTTTGAAAATGGTGTTTATGATTTTGAAGAAGATGTCTTCAGGAATGGCAGACCAGAAGATTATATGACCCTATCAACTGGGTATGATTATATCCATTTCAAGGAAGATGATCCTAAAATAGTTGAAATCTTCCAATTTGTTAAGGAACTATTCCCACAGGAACCGGATGGTGAATATCCTCTTATGGAGAATACACTAAAATTATTAGGGTCATTCCTATGTGATGGAAACAGTCTCCAAAAATTCCACATCTGGACCGGCAGTGGTCGGAATGGGAAATCAGCACTATTGAAGTTACTTCAAATGTCTCTTGGTGATTACATTAAAAACATTAGTGTGGCACATTTCACTCAAAAACAATATAACCAGACTGGTGCCCCTTGTCCGGACATCATCCGCTTAAATGGGGCCAAGATGGTATACACCTGTGAACCCGAAGATGGATCTACATTCAATCTCGGGGTCATTAAGAATTGGACCGGGCAGGATAACATTACTGCCCGAAATTTATTTGATAAAAATCTCACTGATTTCCAAGCCAATTTCTCATTGGTGTGTATCTGTAACAACATCCCAAAAATGCCATCCAATATCACTGATAGTGATAAGAGTGTCCTTAAAAGGTTATTTATCACACCATTTGAGAGTTTCTTCACTGAAACACCTAATGCCGAGGTACCATTTGAGTTCCAAATTAACACGCAATTGGAGACCAAGAAGTTCCCAATTTGGAAGCAGGCTTTTATATTTATCCTAATTGAGTATGCTCGCGGTTTTATTAAGGATGGAAACACTATTACGGCATTAAAATATAACACTGACAGGGTCAATCTCTACCGCGAGGAGGGGTCAGTCTTTCACCTCTTCATGGAGAACTACATTCTCAGGACTGATGATGATGGTGATTTCATTACACTCAATGACCTCTGGGATCACTTCAAGAAAGATAAACTGTATAATAGTAAGATGACCAAGAAATCTTGCAAGGAATACTTCATGAAGGTAGGGGTATTTGAAGAGAGACCCTACATTGATGGTAGACAGTACCGTAGTGTATTCCGAAGGTTATCGTGGGACCTTGATAATGACCACCAAAATGAAATTGACTTACCACCCTCACTCTGATACGGTTAAGTCAATTATGAGGAAATCATCCAGTGAGGAGTTCCTCACTCTGGAACGGTTAAGTCAATTAGTCAAAAATTTTTGTCCAAACCGTCCTGGAGAATTTTGGATTTTTTCTGAACTAAACCCATTTTTGCCATTTGGAGTTCGCGCGCGTTTATTATATATACATAGTTTGGAGAATTATTTTTGACTAATTGACTTAACCGTTCAGAGTGAGGAGATCCTCACTGCACCAAATTCAAAATAAGTCAATTCTCAATTTTCAGAATATATTCTGAAAATATTACATAAAGACACTGGGTATACACATATATAATATGCAGATTTGTCCACATTGCCAGAAGTGTTATTTGATTTATTATTATGGTACTACATTTTGTCAGGTATGCCATTGGGTTGATCCCCCTGAATTTAAATAAATTTGATTTTAAAAATTTATAATTTATATATATAAATTATAAAATGGTTTTCAAATGCTCAAATTGTGGTTTTATTTGTCGTAAGCAGAGTGAAATAATGCGCCATATGCGGACTTATCACCTAACTGTGATGATCTCGGTACCTCGCAGCACAAATGAGCTTGAAAAAGCCCTGAAAAATCCACAATTTCAAGGACCTGAATCTAAAAAGCCCACTGAATGTGAATTATAAGTAGATGGTCAGTGAAAGCAATATTCTTTCTGCGTCTTAAGTAGTTTTACACTATTAGATAATTGCCTAATATATTTCATCATCTCTACTTTGGTTGTAGGTACCTCCCCATCATTAGTACTATCCATGAAGTGGCAGTAGCACAGATACAATATAGTGTCTTCAAATTCACTGTAATCCATTTATAAGTAATATATGTATTATCACTTATATATGGAACAAATAATTGGTGGGTCGTTCCTATCAGAACTATCCAGGAGGGTGAAAGGCATAGTAACAGCAGTCACTGGGACCAGGCGGAACCTACCACCAGCAGCCCGTAAAGTATTATCGCAAATAGGGGATCAAACCATCGTAGGTGTCCGAGTAGGTCGTAGACCAATTCAGGCGTACGTGAAGGCAACTATTGACCTCATACGGGCACCTAAGATGCCACTATATCACTTGTGGTTGGAATTGACATTAGACTCTGGGAAGACTGTGATCCTTGAGAAGAACCAAGTCATAGGACTGTTCTATGGGCGAAGTGGTCCCAAGGATGAGACCCTGGCAGTACCAATTGCACCTGTAAGGGTCATAGACTTCATAAATAATGCCATCAATGCGATGGGTAACGGGTTCTGGGATTACAGTGCGACTACTACCAATTGTCAGGACTTTGCTTACAGGGTATTACAGAGTAATGGTGTGAAAATGACCCCCTATGAATCATTTATTTTACAGGATGTGGCTAAATTATTACCAGGTTGGGCTGAGTTTCTGACCAAGAAAGCCACTGACCTGGCATCAAAAGCGGATCTAGTGCTGAAGGGGTATGGTCAAGTCGGATCAAAATCCGTCCGGGCCAGGTCAAAAAGACAGTGAATTTGATTGAAAATCCCTTCCAAACCAAAGTGATTTTGTCCAAAATAATCGTTGTCCAGGGTATTACCTGGACGAGATCGGGGATCTCAATAATTGCTTGTTGCTTCATTAGTGACTTGATGTGGGTTAGAGCATCTGATAATTTATCACCCTCGTTTTTCGTGATCAGATGTGATGCACATAATTCTTTTAGTGTCATAACATTTTTTTCGCTAAAATTCGTTCATTATGTTTTTTAATTCGTAAGTTAATTGAGTTTCTGAATTCCTCATTGGTTTTCACTGTGATTTTTTTAGAGAGTGCATCTAACCAAATTTGTTGTCTCTCTGATAGATGTTGTTTTTCCTGGATTCCCAGGAGGAACACGCGCTGGTTTTCACTAACATCTGTTATTAATAATTCTTCAACTAAATAGTAATTTTTGGGTCTCTGTCTGTTAGTTATAATATCCATCAAGCGATCGTATTCGCTGTCGGACACGAATTTCCGTGATTTCCACTTTCCATAAACTAAAATTTTCCGGTTCCTCTCCTCTGCTTCTTTTGCTATTTCTGCTTCTCTAATTCTTTTCTCCTCTACTTCTCTTGCCCTATCCTCCGCTTCTTCCTCCAAACGCATCCTTTCCACTTCTATTTCTATTGCCCTATCTTCTTCTGCTTGTTCAGGATCAGTGTAACTCAAAATAATTCGTGCAACTAATTCTTCCCGTTTTTTGAAATCACTACTGACCAAATAAGTTTGTATCTTAGGGTTCCAGCCCACTGTGTTCTTTCTCCCCAATAACTTAAGGAAAATTCCATCCTCTTTTGAAATAATATTATTTTTTATTGCCAAATCAATTGCATCATCATTGACTGTCAATGCTCCTTCATCTTTAAGATGTCTCCGGATACTACATAAGGCGGAATTGTTGATGGTGTAACCATATAGATCAAAATGTCTGATACAGCAATTCCCAATAAATAATTTAATGCCACTGGGACAAATTATTTGACAGTTTTTTGTGATTTTTTTATTACACACACAAAAATTAGTTCTCTCACTATTGTATTCAAGTACGTCCTCTTTTGAGGGATCTGGTCTATACTTATATGGGTTAGCACTATATTTTGGCAACCCTTCAACATTTACTCCTGTGGCTCTAAATGCGCAACCATCTGGGTATACTTTTCCCAGTCGCTCGATTAGTCGCTCATAAGTGTAATTTGTTTTTTCAGTCTCCATAATTTTGATATTTTGTATCAAAATAGGTGATTTTGGTAAATCAATTTTAAAATTATATTCTGAAAATTGAGAATTGACTTATTTTGAATTTGGTGCAGTGAGGAGATCCTCACTCTGAACGGTTAAGTCAATTAGTCAAAAATTTTTATCCAAACTATGTATATATAATAAACGCGCGCGGACTCCAAACTGGAAAAATGGGTTTAGTTCAGGAAAAAAAATTTTTTCTCCAGGACGGTTTGGACAAAAATTTTTGACTAATTGACTTAACCGTTCCAGAGTGAGGAACTCCTCACTGGATGATTTCCTCATAACTGACTTAACCGTTCAAGAGTGAGGAGAATAAGTCAATTCTCAATTTTTCAGAACAGATTCTGAAAATATTATGATGTCCACAAATAAGTCCCTTGTCTTGCGACAGAGTGGCCCATCTGTTGGGCTATTGCCCGGCGATCTCCCAATGTTTGGGCCTTAATGTCTAGTCCTGGGTCAGACAGGTATAAGTGTCGCATGGAGGTTAGACTAATGGCGTCATTACCGGTCAGGTTTTTTAATAACTTATTTGCCATTTTGTTAAAGGTGTTAGGTCGGTAGGGTTGACCACATCTGTCTACGAATAAATACCCTCGGGGCTCCTGTTCTAATGAGGCAGTAATGATATCCACCAAGGCAGGTGGTAAATTAATTACAATCTGGTTATATTTCTTGGCTGTTTTAAAATCATTCAAAACTATTTGATTGGTGTCACCAAGAATACAGTAATTGTTATCATCTCCCCTTGGTGGTTTGTCCACTATCTCCACCCTGTCATAATCACTTCTAACAGGTGCTATTAGGGTGTAGAGACCTAATAGTAACTTCCCTGTCCCAATTGGTAAGCCATCCCTAATGGCACAAATATCAGCAAATGTACAATCAATTTTTGATTGCTTGGCTGATCGATCACCTTCAATAGCGTCTTCATCTTCTTCATCCTTCAAATCATACTTCATAGTAGTTAGTACTGACTTCAAATGAGGGTGTGATTCTTGGAGGTCTACATGCCTGGATAGGAGATACAGGAGTGGGACAATAAATTGGGCACCCGTGGCACGTTTCATGCGGTGGGTCGCAATATAATTATCCAGTGCTGTCCTGAACTCATCTGTGTGATCCAGGACCCACATTATTGAGACTTTACTAGTAAAAAATTCATCAGTGACACGTTTTATGTTTTTTAAGTAAATGGTTTTTGTGATTTCAGCAAGTAACTGTGTGTTACGAATGTCATCATAGAAGACCATATCAGTGAAACCACCAGAACCAGCACCAAAAAGTCGTTTAAGCATTTTTATATAATAATTATATAAAAATAATTTTATGTAAGTATTATAATAATGTTTGCAGACTCAATTGAATGGTATGACGAGTGGAGGACGTACCTAAAAACACAATTCCTATAAAATTTTTGATATAACTTTTTTCTAAAAAGTTAGTAAATCTTGATTAATTCATGCCTGCCACTAATTATATTAGCATAATTACTGACGGAGGCAGTATCGAACTTATATTGTCCATCAAATGTATAGACAGCACCACGGGGGTAATGTGTACCACTATTGTTAAGGAATGCATAGATAGGACGTTGTTTGGCATTATAAGCATTAACCCCTGGTGTAGTGGTGTCAGCGAATGTTAGGGTACCACAGACGTAGACATCAAAATGGGTGGTAGAGAAAGGAATAATTTTGTAGGCCAAATCAATGACACTGACCGTGGAGGCAATGGCAGAGACAGCAGTATTGGCGGCTTCAATAAGGACATAAGTGGTACCATCCACAATGACTTGTAATTTAAGAGTCAGAACCGCGGCATTCAGATTGCCGTAAAGTGCCCGACCATGACATAGTAGAGCGGGGTAAGGACTACTGAATAATAGAGCGTCAGTAATGGATGTGACCCCTGGATTGAGTGAGAAATAGGCATTAGTACCACTATTCGCGACGACATTACCGAGTGTCCAAGTGACATAAGAAGAATTATTTATGTGCCCAATACCATCGACATTAAGATTTTTGGCAATTCCGACACCACCAGAGACTACTAATGCTCCTGTGGTAGTAGTAGTGGATTCAGTGGTGTCTAATATTTTACTGACACCACCGACAAATAATTGTTTGGCAATCCCACATCCACCACGGGTTTGGAGACTCCCGGTGTTAGTTGATACAGATGGTTTATCAAATAGCACGGTGGTACTTTCAGTGCCGGAATTAATGGCGAATACAGTTTTATTGGTGCTGGCATTATAAATTCCGAGGTCACCTAAACTGGCAGCGGGGTATGAGGTGGCATTACTGGCAAGGAATATTTGATAGGATTTGTCAAAAAAATTACTATTATTGGTGATGGTGAGACCCACAGTGGCATTAGTGGCAGCCGCGGTTCCGACTACTTCAATACCGTGCTGAATGGCTTCACCCATGTGAGCCGAGATAACTGTATTGCCAACGGAGGCACCCCCACCGACCACCAGCGACCCAGTCCCGACCCCAGTGGTTTGAGCGGTATTAAGTACTCTGACGGTGTCAGTACTTGCCAAATTAATATCATTACCAGATGCGTCAACGGTTAGGTCACCACCGGCGGAGACGGTGAACTGTACGGTATTACCTACCTCCAATTGATTGGCGTGACATGTGCCACCAATATTAAGATTTTTGGCAATCCCTACACCGCCATCAATTATTAGGGCACCATCAACTGATGTAGTGGATTCAGTTAGATTATATAGATGAACAATACTTGTGGTATCAATTGTTCCAGTTGCCCCAGTAGCCCCGGTTGCCCCGGTTGCCCCAGTAGCCCCGGTTGCCCCAATTGGACCAGTGGGTCCCATTAGTCCAGTAGGTCCTTGTGCCCCAGTGGCCCCAATTGGACCAGTGGGTCCCATTAGACCAGTGGGTCCTTGTGCCCCAGTAGCCCCAGTGGCTCCCATTAGACCAGTGGGTCCTTGTGCCCCGGTTGCCCCGGTTGCCCCGGTTGCCCCAATTGGACCAGTGGATCCTTGTGGTCCAGTGGCTCCCATTAGACCAGTGGGTCCTTGTGCCCCGGTTGCCCCAATTGGACCAGTGGGTCCCATTAGACCAGTGGGACCAGC